ACTGCTTGGACTGCTGACACCTCATTTTCTGTTGGTGATGTACGCCGTGCCACGACGGTCCAAAGTAGCGGACTCGTGTTCCGCTGCACGGTCGCTGGTACGAGTGCGACGACGGAACCAAGCCCTTGGCCAATTGTTCGTGGCATCACCGTTGAAGACGGCACTGCTACATGGGAAGCCGTAAGTGCTGTCGGGGAAGAGCTAAATAAGCTGGCGCCTAGCGCTGTGATTGAGCTGTTTGAGCTTGACGGTACGGCCAGCAGTATTGGTGTTCCGCAGATCTATCGCTTTCACGCAGGAGTGAATCAAGACATTGATGGTGACATCGTCTGGAATAGCAATAGTTATTCTCGTTATCCAATTGAGGCGACTGGGTTTGAATACTCAGGACAAGGCCAACTGCCCCGCCCGCAAGTCAGCATTAGCAACATTTTGGGGTTGGTGACTGGCTTTGTAATTGAATACAACGACCTAGTGGGCGCAACGGTGACGCGGATTCGCACGCTTAAAAAGTATTTAGACGCTGCAAATTTCACAAGCGGAACCAATGCCACTGCCGACCCGTATGCCGAGTTTGCGCGTGAGGTTTACATTATTGACCGCAAGACGTTTGAAAACCGCGATGTAGTCACGTTTGAGCTTGCGGCCACGTTTGATGTTGCAGGCGTCAAGCTGCCTCGTCGGCAGATTATCCAGAATATTTGCCCCTGGACCTATCGCGGGGAGGGCTGCGGCTACACGGGCACGGATTACTACGACATCAATGATCAGGAAGTGACAGACGTTGCGGATGACGTTTGCTCGCACCGTTTGACTGGTTGCAAGGCCCGATTTGGGCAGGATGACCCGTTGCCCTATGGCGGATTCCCTAGCGCTGGTTTGATTGGATGAAGCCCGCTACGCAGGCAGCAGCTCAGGCACACGCGCAAGAAACATTCCCAGTTGAATGCTGTGGTTTGGTTGTCGTTGTCAAAGGCCGTGAGCGCTATTGGAAATGCAACAACATTGCAACTGAGGAAGATCAATTCATCCTTGACCCCAAAGACTACGCGGCAGCTGACAGCGCAGGCGAAATCATCGGTGTAGTACACAGCCACCCAAATCTGCACCCACGGGCCAGCATGGCTGATCTAGTGGCTATGGAGGCATCAGGGTTGCCTTGGAGCATTTATGCCTTACCGCTAGACCAGTGGGCCTTCTACGAGCCCAAGGGCTACGAGGCGCCGCTAGTGGGGCGTGAGTGGTGTTATGGCACGCTTGATTGTTATTCCTTAGCGCGTGACTGGTACAAACAAGAAATGCAGCTTGAGCTTTCTGATTACGAGCGGCACGGTGAATGGTGGAACAAGGGTATGAATACTTTTGTTGATAATTTTGCTAATGAAAATTTTGTGCGATTAGAGCCAGAGGCTGATTTAAAATGGGGCGATGCTTTATTGATGCAGTTGCAATCCCCAGTCCCGTCGCATGTTGCGATCTACCTAGGTGATGACGTTATTTTGCATCACATGCGGGATCGTCTCTCTAGCAGGGACGTGCTTAGTGGCTACTATATGAAAAATGTCACCCACATCTTGCGTCATAGGAGTCAGCTATGAAGAAGATTGTGTTGCGTGGTGAGTTAGGCAAGAAGTTCGGTCGCGTACATATTTTTGAGCTGAATACACCTGCAGAGGCCATACGCGCCTTGACGGCCAACTATGAGGGTTTTGAGCAGGAGCTGTGCAGCTCTGGAGAGCAGGGCATCGGTTACATGGTCCACGTCGGTAAAGACGTGATCGAAGAGCTAGATCACATCCACAATCCAACTGGCGCGATGGAGGAAATTAGCATTACACCCGTGCTGCAAGGTGCAGGCGGAGGAGCAGGAAGGATTATTGCTGGTGTTGCCTTAATAGCTGCTGCTATTGTTTTTGCCCCGGCAGGCGCTGGGTTTCTTGGCCTCGGGGCCGGTGCAACGGCGGGCTCTTTCACACTTGGCGCAGCTGCTAGCTCTGCTGTTGGTTTCATCGGTGTCTCGCTGGTGCTAAGCGGCACTGCTCAGCTGCTGTCGCCAACAATTTCAGACAACCCTGGCACCTTCGGCACCACTAGCCCAACGCGGCAACGGGCACGCGATTCTTTCACGCCAGAAAACAACGAGATTGCTGACAACCGTTCTTCTTACATCTTCAATGGCGCTGTCAACCTGACCGCACAAGGAAACCCAGTTCCTCTCTGTTACGGGCGCATGCGAGTCGGTAGTGTTGTGGTTAGCGCAGGACTCAGCACGGAGGATATTTAGTGGCTAAATACATTGCAGGTGCTGGCGGTGGCAAGAAGAAAAAGAGCAACCCAAGGCCGCAGCCCGTTGTTCAGCAAACCACTGTTGTCCAACAGGTTGTAGCTCCGTCTGCCCCAGCGGCTAGCGATGATGCCAACACGCTTTTTAGCAAGTCAAGCGTTCGCATTGTTGACCTTATAAGCGAGGGCGAAATTGAAGGTTTTGTTGACAGTGCCAGCAACCAAAAGTCTGTCTTTTTAGATGGCACACCGATCAAAAATACAGATGGCAGCGACAACTTTGTTTATGACAATTTTGAGTTTCGCGCGGGCACACAAACACAAACTTACATTTCTGGTTTTCCTGCTGCTGAGTCGGTTGTAGGCGTAAACGTCGCTGTGGGCGATGCAGTTGACGATTCAGTGGTTCGCACGATCACCAACAGCAATGTTGACGCGGTAATTGTCACCATCGCGATCCCTCAACTGTTTGTCGTTAGCAACGGTCTTAAGAAAACCTCGCTTGAGTACACAATTGAGGTGCAGCCCAGCGGTGGGTCATACAGCACAGAGGTTGACGCAATCGCTGAAGGCAAATGCACTAGCACCTACGAGCGCAGCCATCGCATTGAGCTGACAGGATCAGCGCCTTGGAATATCCGCCTCAAGCGCAAGGCTGGCGCCCATGACGGAACCACGAACTACCGCCGGCTTAATTTCAACAGCTTTACAGAAATTGTTGACGGCAAGCTGCGTTATCCGCTGTCTGCCCTAGTTGGCCTGCGGTTTGAGGCAACGCAATTTCAAGAAGTTCCAACCCGTTCCTATGACATTAAAGGGATCAAAGTGCAGATTCCAAGCAACGCAACTGTGGACAGCAACACGGGTGCTCTGACCTACTCGGGCGTGTGGGACGGCACCTTCCAAACGGCTTGGTGCGCAGACCCAGCATGGATCATGCGTGACTTGATTGTTTCTAGCCGTTATGGCTTGGGCAGGTTTGTCACTAGCGCACAGGTAGACAAGTGGAGCCTTTATGAGATTAGTAAGTACGCAAATACGCTGATTGATGACGGGCAGGGCGGAACTGAGCCGCGTTTTACCTGCAACGTCTACATGCAGTCTCGGGATGAGGCGTTCAATGTCATCCAGGACTTTGCATCAGTGTTTCGCGGAATGGCCTACTGGTCAGCCGGACAAATTGCATTTTCACAAGATCGCCCAAGCGACCCTGCAGCGCTGTTTACCAACGCCAATGTCATAGAAGGAAACTTCAACTACGAGGGCAGCTCGCTTAAGGCACGGCACACCGTTGCGCTGGTGACTTGGAACGACCCTGAAAATGCCTATGAGCAAAAGGTCGAATATGTAAGCGATGAGGATGCGATCGCCAAATACGGAATTATTGAAATCAGGACTGCTGCGTTTGGTTGCACAAGTCGCGGCCAAGCAAATCGGGTCGGTCGCTGGCTGCTCTACTCTGAGCAAAACGAAACCAGCACAGTCACCTTTAAGGTCGGCCTAGATGGCGCAATTGTGCGCCCTGGTCAGATCATCAAAGTGATGGACAGCGTGCGGGCAGGATCTCGCAAAGCTGGGCGCATCTCTGCAGTCAGTGGCACAACGGTCACGATTGATTCCGCAATCACTGTTGCCACGAATGACACCATTACGGTTGTTCTGCCTGACGGGGCAGTAGAGCAGCGCACCATCAGTGCAGATAGCACCGGCACATCAATCACAATCGGCAGCGCATTTAGCCAAACCGTTGCAGCTCAAACAATTTTTGTAATTGAAACCAGCACGCTTGAAGCTCAGCTGTTCCGTGTTCTCAGCGTTACGGAAGACGGCGAGCTTTATACGATTGTTGGTCTAGAGCACAACACCAGCAAATATAACGCGGTTGAGCAGGGCCTAGTTCTGCAGCCACGCGAGATTTCCACGCTTAATCAGACGCCTGATAGCCCAGCAGGCATTGACATCAGTGAGCGCCTTGTGGAGGCAGGAAACAGCGTCACTACTGAGGTCACAGTGTCCTGGCATAACGTCAGCGGCGCCACTGCTTATCAGGTCAGCTTTAAGACGGACAACACTGCGGCATATAAAACCGTTGGCGATACGACTAACAACAGCCTTTCATTTAACACTGACGAAACGGGGCTGTTTACGTTCAGGATTACAGCGATTTCACCGCTTGGTAAGCGCTCAGATCCTGCCACAGCATCGGCCACAATCGCAGGTAAAACTAGCGTTCCTGCCAATGTTCAGAACCTAACCTTTGAGGCCATCAGCGCCAACTCTGGCCGTTTGCGGTGGGATGAAACAACAGACCTAGATGTCAAGGTTGGCGGCCGTGTCTATATCAGGCACAGCAACCTCACCGATGGCAGCGCTACATGGTCCAACAGTGTTGACCTAATTAAAGCCAAAGCAGGCTCGCAGACTGAAGCGATTGTGCCGCTAGTGCCAGGCGAAATTCTGGTGAAATTTGCTGATGACGGCGACAGGCTGAGCGAAACAGAAACCAGCGTAATTGTTACTTTGCCCGATACTTTGGGCAGTCTGCTTGTGCAGTCACGCAGAGAAAGCGCCGACTCCCCACCATTCCAAGGCTCTAAAACTGATGTTTTCTATGACGACACGCGCAACGCTTTAACACTGTCAGGCACTGATGAGATTGATGACGTTACAGACTTTGACCAGATCATAGATATGGATTTCTTGGGAGATATTGCCTCGTCTGGCACATATAACTTCCTGAATACTTTAGATCTTGAGGGCACGTTCTCACTTGATCTTGCGCGGCATTTTGTCACTCGCGGCTTTTTCCCTAGCGACTTGATTGATAGCAGAACCGAGAATGTTGACCTTTGGGACGATTGGGATGGCGATGTGGTTGACAAGGTAAACGCTGTTTTGCAGGTTCGCACAACGACCGACGACCCCAGCGCATCGCCAACGTGGGGCGACTGGCAGGAGTTTGTGAACGGCACATTCAAAGCTAGGGCCTATCAGTTCCGCGCCAATCTCACTAGCTCTGACGTGGCGCAAAACATCCTTGTTGATCAGCTGGGCTACGAGGCAACCTTCCAGCGCCGAACTGAGCAGTCGTCTGCAGTTATTGCCAGTGGCGCGGGCGCCAAAGCTGTTACGTTCACTGATGCTTTCTTTGCTGGCACGGCAAGCCTTGGCGGCACTAATTCATCAGTACCAAGCGTTGGCATTACTGCTCAAAACATGCAATCTGGTGATTACTTCACACTTAGCAGCATTACCGGCACGGGCTTCACAGTGTCGTTCTTTAACAGCAGCGACGTGGCTGTGGATCGTAACTTCACTTATAGTGCAGTGGGATTCGGCAAGGCAGGTTAATGGCCCAGCACGATTACAACATTGCCAATGATTCGGGCGCGGCTGTTCGTGCTGACATCAACTCGGCACTCTCGGCGATTGCTTCCACCAACTCGGGCAGCTCATCGCCTGGGACAACTTTTGCCTTTCAGTTCTGGGCAGATACCAACGAGAACAAATTAAAGCTGAGGAATAGCGCAAACACGGATTGGATCGTTCTGCGCGAGCTTGACGGCACGCTGCTGGTGGAAGACGGCGCAGTTGCGACACCTGCCATTGCGTTTGCTGATGACCTCAATACAGGCATCTACAGCCCTGGCGCCGATCAGCTTGGGATTACGACAGCAGGCGTTGAGCGGGTTGAGTTTGGCACTGCTGAGGTCGTGTTTAACGACGGTGGCGCTGCTTATGACTTCCGCGTAGAGGGAGATACAAACACCAGCCTGTTTATGGTTGACGCCAGCGCTGACGCTGTTGGCATTGGCACGAACGCGCCTGGCACGCTGCTGGAGCTGCAGAGCACTGCCCCTTACATCACAATCAGGAACACCGAGGAAGAAGACACAGACGGTGGGCGAGAGTCAAAGCTGATCTTTGAGGGTGAGCAGTCAGGCGGTGAAATCAGCACGCTGGCCGAGATTCAGGCATCACACGACGGCACCGCAGATGATGAAGCAGGCGACCTGATCTTCAGCGTCAACGACGGCAGCGATGGTGCTACACCGACCGAACGGCTGCGGATTCACAGCAACGGCCGCTCAGAGGTTACGGCCGCATTTAGTGGGATTCAGACGCTGACCGATGGGGCGACGATTACGCCTGACTTAGCAACCGGCAATTTCTTTACGGTCACGCTTGGCGGCAATCGCACGCTTGCTAATCCAACCAATCAAGTCGCAGGCCAGGGCGGTTGCATTTTCATCGTTCAAGACGGCACCGGTAGCCGCACGCTCACCTTTGGCTCTGAATATGACTTTGCCGGTGGCACTGCCCCGACATTGACCACCACCGCAAGCGCCGTGGATCGCATTGATTATGTGGTTCGCAGCGCAACCTCCATCCACTGCGTTTTCACTGCTGCTTACTCATGAGCATTCTTGTTGGAGCAACTTCAGGCTTGGCTGGCGCGGCTGGTCAGGGGCCGTCTGCAGACCTTGGCGACACTATTGAGCAGAGTTTGCGGTTTCCTACTAATTCTGGTTCTGAAAGATTTGAACGGTCATCTCATCCTGCTGCTACAGAATGGACAGTTTCTTTTTGGATGAAGTTAGGTCAAGTAGGCCAAGCTATTGATGGAACAATCTGGCAAGCAAGTGGCGCATCTAGTGGTCCTGGACTTTATATAAATCACAACTCAGCTGCTGGTTCAGATCAAGGCGTGTTGAGAGACCCTAACAACGGTTATTCTTCTGGTTATTCTTTAAGAGATGCTAGTGCTTGGTATCACATTGTCCATACATTTAGCGCAACCGCTTCAAATAGAGTCCGCATTTATATCAATGGCGCACAAGCATTAAACACTACGGGTATAAGTGCTTCAATCAGCTCTGGCAAATTTAGAATTGGTGGTAATGCCCAGTGGCCACAACCTCAGTTTCAAGGTTATATGGCTGCCTGGCATTTTGTTTCAGATGACGGCGACTTAACTGCTGATGACTTTGGCAAATACAACAAAGACGGTGTATGGGTGCCACAGGATTACACAGGTACTTATGGCACGAATGGTTTTCACCTAAAATTTGACTCATCTGGTTACAACGGGTCTGGCGGCATTGGTGCCGATCACAGTGGCAACGGCAACGACTTCACCGCAAGTGGTTTTGACACCACTGCAATCAGCAGCAGCAACTTTGACAACGATATTGACTATGAAGATACGCCGACGGGTAATTATTCAACAATAAATCCCCTTAACTCCAACGCAGCTAGTATCTCCGCTGCAAACCTGCAGTATGTTGGAAGGGCAGATGGCAGTGGCTACTTAGGTATTATTGGTTCTCAAGGTGCTTCTAGCGGTAAATTATACTGGGAAGCATTTGTTGATGACGTAGGAATTGCCAACTACGGAATTTACATTGGTGTTACTCCTAGTTCAAGCCGCGACTCCCTAGCAAGTAGAGCAGGTGCATACACATACCGCCCTGATGGGCAGAAACAAGAAGGAACAGGTTCCGCAAATCCCCAATCTTCGTACGGAAACACCTATACGACAGGTGACATTATTAGTGTTGCACTAGACATGGATAATGGTGCAGTATATTTCGCTAAGAATGGAGTGTGGCAAAACTCTGGCGATCCCACCAGTGGAGCCACAAAAACAGGGGCTGCATTTACCTCGTTTGTGGGTTCTTATGCACCGGTCAGTGCTGGTGTTTACGGAGCAACCGCTACATTTAATTTTGGACAGCATGATTTTCAGTACACCCCACCAACAGGATATTCTGCACTACAAACCAACAACCTTGCTGAGCCAACGATTAAGAATGGCAGCGATCATTTCCAGGCGATTACCGCTGGACCCGACCAAGGAGTAGGTGCTGGTGAACTAGGTGGTAACTGGTCTACCTATTACACCTCAAGCACTGGAGCTTGGTTCAATGCTATTAACTACAACAACAAAAAAGCATTTGATGGATCAGCGGGGACAGCGGCAAGCACTATAGCTCAAACAAGCACAGCTGATGGAGTAGTTACTTGGCAAGGATTTACTCCAATCAACATCACAACATCAATGGCATTTTCTAGAAGTGCTTATTATGGTGACGCAACTGTTGTTCTTACTATTGATGGTGTTGAACAAACATTTACCTTACCAACTGGATCTAGTGGTGGCTGGCAACAGATATTTACTGGAAGTGGGACTTTAACCAAGATGACTGTTGGAGGCGGCGGCAGCTATGGCGGATCCATAGCTGGTATTCAAATAGATGGTGAAACTCTTGTTGATTCTGGTCCGCTAGCAGCTGCTCAGGCAACCTTTCCCAACGGTCTCTGGTGGATTAAGGACCGTGAGAATAGCAATCAGAACCAGCTCGTTGATAGCGTTAGGGGTGGCAATCTTGCACTTAACTCCCCAACTGTTGGAGCTGAAACTGCTTACGTTGCACCTTCTGGTAACTCTGTTGCCTGGTGCTGGAAAGCAGGTGGCACTGCTGTGTCAAAAACTGGTGTCGGCAGTATTGATACCAGCGTGAGTGCTAACACTGATGCTGGGTTCTCAATTTTTACTTATACGGGCACAGGAAGCGCCGGCACTTTAGAGCACGGATTGACTGCTGCGCCAGAATTTGTAATTGTAAAACGAAGAGATGGCTCTGTAAATTGGCAGGTATATCACGTCGGCGCTGGCGAAGGAAAAGTTCTTTATTTGAATCTTACCAATGCAGCAACATCTACGACTTCAATTTGGAATAGCACTGCTCCGACATCTTCTGTTGTGCATATCGGTGGCGCTGGTGATATAAACACAAATACTGCTACCTATGTTGGATACGCTTGGCACTCAGTCCCTGGTTATTCCGCATTTGGCAGCTACGAGGGCAATGGTCCTGGAAATCAAAATGATTTCGATGGTGCATTCATCTTTTGTGGCTTCAAACCATCTTGGGTGATG